TTCTTGGGTATAAAATATAGATGTTTGATTATAATTATCTAATAAATTAGATACACCTGGTACTAAACCTAATTGAATATTATCTGGGGTTGGGATTATATTATTATCAGACTTATTAGAAACACCTGCTCCAAATTCTAATTGTAAACTATTATCAGATAATAATCTTGAAACAAATCTACGTGGAGCACGTTTTAGTTTTAATAAATAAGGAACTTGATCAGAATTATATGTTGGGTTAGCTAATTTATCATAAATTGTAGATTGAGCTAAATATGGAACTTCATACCACAAATTACCATCACTATCAGTTACATCTAAAATTTGTAAAATATTAGTATCAGTAATATTAACAGTAGAAAATTTAGTTGGATTTTCAAAATTAAAAGTAGTTGATTTAATTTCAGCTGATATAACTGGTACTGATTTTTTTATTAAAAAATTACTAGTATCGTAAAAAGTAATAGTAGCACTTCCTGTATCACTAAAATCTATTTGTTCAGTAGTTAAAAATTTAGTTCCTGTAGATACTGATGTTAATGGTGTATTTGTAGGAATAATTAATCCATAATTAATATCAGGAATAACAGCATCATTTATAATTGTAGAAGGCATTAATTGAAAAATATCAACTGTAGTTGATGATGCATATGATGCTTTAGGACGATATCCTAAGACATAAGACATAGCATATAAATTTTCTTTTTCTTTAGCGTATAATAAATAATTTTCTTGTACTTGATTATCAAGATAAAATGACATTACATCACCAACATATGAAGCCATTTCAATAAACATAGCTCCTGGGTTGGCATCTGAAAAATCATTATATGCTGTTGGAAAATATGTTTTAGCATAATTTATTAAATTAGCTTTAAAAGCACTAAAATCTTTATTTAAATAAGATATATTTTTATCTTGAGTCATCATTATATAAATTGTACAGTTACTTGATCGGGTTCGTTTGAAATCCTTAAACGATAATTTATAGTTACATTTAAAGTATTATAATCAAAATCATTTTTAATATCTACATTACCTAATTCTACTTCAGGAATAAAAATATTAATAGCGTCTATTATCTTAATTCTTAATAATTCTGTACTATCACTAGTCATATTTTCAAATAATGATCTTCTTAAATCAGCGCCAAATTCAGGATTCATTATTCTCTCGCCTTTATCCGTTAGTAATAAATTGATCAAATTAGATTTAATTTGTTCTTTAGTACTATATGTTTTATTAAATACACCTCTAGCATTAAAGGGTAATGATACCCCAATTACAATGTTTTTCTGTAAATCTAACGGATTTACTCGTATTGTTTGAGGTATTGGCATATTATCCTAAATTTCTTAATCCTGATCTATCTTGAGCGGTCATATTGTTAGCGGCATCATTAATAAAAGCTAAATAAGGATTAACAGGTTCACCTGTAACCTCATCAACGGCATTAATTACTTCTAATTTAGGCGCAGATGGTTGGAAACCAAATGCTTCACCCATTTGTGCAGCTAGTTGACTACGTACACCCCCAGGCAATGGATTAGTTGGTACATTAGCACTAGTAAAACTCATTGTTTTACCTTCACGTAATGCTTTTTTTTCTTGTTTAGCCATATGCTCTTCAAGAATATATGGTAATTCTTCATGAATAGCATCAATTACTGCTTCCTTAATTAATTTTTTAAATGCTTTAATGTTCATAATTATAAATATTTTATCCTTGTAAATTTTGATTATCAATTTGTAATTTTAATTGACTTATCAGTTGTTGTGGGTCTAATGTAAATGAATAATCACTTTTTAATTGTTCTACGCCTTTAGTATTAACTGCTACAGCATAATGGCGTTTATTTCCTTTAACTACAAATCTAGGATCATCTTCTTTTTTAAGAACAAATGTAAATCCTTTATAATTTCCAATTATACTATTATTATTACTAGGAACAACTCTATTAACAAGACCATTTAATGTTGATAAAGAGGAATTATTAAGAGTATCTTGTAACGAAGTTGTGCTTACTTCTGGATTTTGTTTTGCTAATAGGTTTAATAATGTTGTGGAATTACGTAATCTATCAGCATATTCACTATCAGATTCATCTGATCTACGATTAATATCAGATATTGGATTTTCACTGGATGATGTAATTTGTGATATGTAATCAAATAATTCATTATCATTTAATAAATCTAATGTTTTATCTTCAATTTTTTGATTAATTTCACGTAATTGTCTTTTTAAATCTTCTAATATAGCAATAGCAGATGTTAGCATTGGTATTAATATAGAAACTGTTATACCTATACCGTCACGAATTTCTTTAGCATTAGACCATTTAATAGTTGCTGGTTTAGCAAGAATACCTAATGGGGATGGTACGGGAATTATATTTAAAATAGCAGTTAATATTCCAAATATTGTTAATATAACGTTTAATGTTTGTAATACTTTTAATATAGCTCTTATTCTATTTTCTTGTCTATTTATAGTACTAATAGCTCCATTTCTAGCTATTCTAGCTTGGTTTAATTGAGGTAATGTTACTGCGTTATCAATAATTTCATTTGTTTTATCTACTAATTCTTGAAGTTCAGCACTATTGGCTATAACTTTAATTAATTCTCCTGTTAATAAAGATGCTGTTATTTGTACTAAACCCTTAAATACATTTTTTAATAACTGTTGGACTTTTTCAGATTTATATAACTTATATAAAGTTTCTCTATTTAATTTTTTTCCAGCAACTTTTCCTTTAAATTGAACATAGTCTGTTTTTATTTTTATAAAAGGATCTAGTAAAATTTTTTGTAATCTATCTTGTAATCCTTTTAAATTTTTATCAATTTTTGCTTTTTCTTTTAAATAATTTTCATTTTCAAAAGCAACAGCAGCTTGATATTCTTCATCTGATAAAGTAGGTGGATTTTCAATTACTCTTCCAAATTCATATGTTGTTGTACCTATATTTTGTTTTGATAGTTCAAGTAATTTTTTAATATGATTTTTTTCAAATTCAATTTTTCTTAAAATTGTTTTTTGAATTTCATCTTTTAATTTTTGAACAATACCTAATGCAGCATTTATAACCTGTTTTTTAGCATTATCAATTAACTGTTGTCCAAAAGATTGTGGATTTTGGATTATTGATAGCGTGTTTGTTACACTACTAGGAACTAAAGATGATATGTTGGATTGTAAATCAGCCATTATATTGTAAAGGTTGTATTTGATTTTAAAGTTTCAATCTTATCATAAAGAGGTTTTAATTGAGCTTGTAGAGCTTCAGCTGATCCTTGAACCTTAGCTAGGGGACTACCGCTAGCATTTGTAGATGTTGCTGTAAGGGAAAGTGCAAATGCATCTAATGCTGATATTAATGATAATAAAAAATCACCAGTTTTTCCTCCTAATAGTAAAGGTTCAGATGCTGGTGTATCATCGAAACGAGTTCCTAGGATAATTTTAGGATTAGGACCTTTAGGAACAGCATCTCCTTTAACATTAATATAAACTCTTCCACCATTTAAATTGATATAATTATTTGTACTAATTTCAACATTAGTAGAAGCAAATATCATTACTTCATCAAATTTAGAATTTAATACAACTCTTCCAGCAGTTAATATAGCTTGAGAATTTGAATAATCTCCTACACTTTCAGGAAGAGTAATTGGATTTAAAGGATCTTTAACTTCTACTTTTAAAGGTATAATTTGATTAGATGTTAAATAAAGTGAAGAAGCATCTTCATTAATTTGTTCGATATAAAATTCTTTATCCTTACTATATTTGTGACCATTAGAAATAATAGTAATAGGATAACCTTCAAGCCCAATATCAGACCATTCATTTCTGTTTGAAGCTACTCTTACAGTAGTTCCAAAACGAATAGAATTTCCTTTTCTACCTTGTATTATATGATCACCTTCATAATTTAAAATATTTCTTATATTAGCATCTTCTAAAAAAGTTTTTCCTAATGGAGATTTTGAATTTGCTGTCTGAGAGTTAACTTGACTATCACTCCATAAATTTATAGAATTTATATAGTATTTTTCTGGTGCTAAAGGTACTAATTGAGATGATGGAGAAGGTAATTCAATTATATATACTAATTCTCCTAATAAAGGGTAATAACAAAATTGAGGAAATAATGGTTTTGCAGGAGTACATCTATTTAAGAAAGCATCTACATCTAAACTACTTCCAACTATAGGATCAATATTTTTTGATTTATCATAATCTAAATAAAATATAGTTCCTGGTGCAGAAAATCCTCCTACTCTTTCAAATTGTCTGGGGGTTGGAGTATTATTAGTAGTAACAACACCCATTACCTTGCCTACTTGTAAAGCGGGTGTTTGTGGAATAGCTGAGGTATTAGATGACTTACTAACACCTGCTGTTTGATTACTTATACCTGTTCTTATTGATAAAGGCATTACTTAATAGTTTCGTATTGTAATTGTTGCTTTTGAGGAGCTTGTTCTAATAATTTCTTACCTTCCTCTTCTATCGCTTTTTGTTCTTCTAATAAAGCAGTTATTTCATCCATATTAATTAAATCCTGTCCAGCATTAGCGTTAACAGTTGATGCACGTTGTGCAATAGCTGCCATTTTAATTAATTGTTCATTATTTTTTACATTAACATCAATTAAATCTTTAACAGTAGGCATTAACATTACCGCGGAACCCGCGTTAGATGTTGCCATAGGTTTCATAGTATCAATAAATTCACCAATCTGTTTGTCAATATCTTTATTATTCTTGTGTATTTTCTTAAATAAATCCGATAAGGACATACCGTCAAATACAGTTACATCGTCAAAATTAGCCATAAAATGCGTTTACGTATAAATATAAGTAATTAAATCTTTATATATCCGTGATCATAATACTCATTATATAGTCGAGTACGTAATGTATCCAATTTTTTAATAATCTTAGTAATCTGAGGAGTGGATACATCTGTCATCTCGCGAATATAGATGTATAGAGCCTTTTTATTAAATATTTCTAGTGTTTCACGCTTACGAAATAATTCAATAATAGCATCTGCTGTCTGAGCATCGTGTTGTTTTGGAAATAATGTGTGTATATGTTTATCAATATACATTATATACTGGTTAATGAATAGATTTGGTGAATGCATTTCATCAATAGCATCCATTGATTCATATAGTTGAGTTTTGTCTTCGTCTATATCTTCAACATCAGCTTTTTCTTGTAACTTTTTGTAATTGTTTTCATTGTAAACAATAAGGTAACGTTTAGCAATAGTCCCAAAGTAACTAAATGCTTTACCTTTTTCAGCCTTATATAAGTGTAATTTTTCAAGCAAGAAAGTAATAACTTCATGCTTTAAATCTTCAATAGTATCCGTATCGGTATAGTAAAACTTAAATGTATGGATAATATTTTCAGCTAATTTATAAAAACCGTACTTAATACGTTCATTATAAATGCGATTACGCTCAGCCGTATCTTCAGTAATAAGATATTCGACGATAGCGTCCTCAGTATCTTGAGTAAAATAAATTCTTGGTTCTTTTGGTTTACGCTTACGAGGTTTACCGCGTTTAGTTAACGCTATCGTTTCATCATCGTCTCCGAATATATCGTAGTCGTAATCTTCTTCATATGGATATGCCATGTTATTATCTTAGTTTTAATAACAGTATACGAAAGGAAAGTAACGTAACCAAACTAGTTTTTACGTGTGTTGAATTGACTTACTAAAGTTTGAATTTCTCTTAAGTTTTGAAAAAACGTTCCAACTTCATCATCCGCTTGGAATGCACCTTGTAAATCTAATTCTTTTAATCTAGCCTCTCCATCAGCAGCAATAATACCGATAGCATCAACATATTCTTGTTGTTGGATAAACGCCTTTTCTAAAGCATTATTACGTCTTATAAGTAAAAAAGCACCAATGATAGCTAATTCAATTAAATGAATTATTACTACCCATAAAGCTATTATCATATTTAATTATCGTTTAGGGGCAAATTGACTTTCAAATTCATCCGGCTCAATAGAAATCATTTCACGGATAGATTCGATTTGTTCTTTTAATCGTTCAACAGATTCATTCACATCGCTTTGTGAACCTCCTCTATTTACTTGAATTTCAACTCTGTTTACTGTTGTTCCTAGTTGTACTAATTTATCAAGTACGTTGTTTTTATATCTCATAATATATGTTTATATATAAATATACGGTAATTCCTGTCCCCACAATCCCTGCTACCCTTCACGTTTCTTCCCATCCACCCGTTCAAACCAACCGTAGGTGGAAGTTACGAAAGATTTTTTATACCTCCAAAGAAGAAGAGTAACTTTTGGTTACTCTTTATTTCTAAATGCTTTTAATTCTTCTCGAATCATATTTTTTAAATGCTCTTTGACTGAATTAATTTTTGGAGATTGACTTAAAATAGTATTAATAGTTTTAATTGTGATTGGATCACTAACAGTAAA